TGATGAATCAATACCTGTTAATTGTGAACCATCTCCATAATAAGTGCTAGCAGAAACAGCTGATGCTGAAATATCTCCTAATACATTTAAATTGACTCCAGAACCGGATATTGTTAGTGACCCGGTTATAAATGCATCGCCAAAATGTGAACCGTCCCATTCTGCTGTTATACCAGTTAGATTTGAGCCATCACCTTGAAATGATCCTGAGAAGGATCCTGATAATGATAAATTGTCTCGTAATTGTCCACTTTTAAATTGTCTTGCCATTAAGCCCACCTACCATTAATAATTATTACATCTTGTGAATCCAATGTATATCCCATTGTGCTAGTGTCGAAGTCTATAGTTTGTGGAGATGTTTGTAATGGCGTCCATGTATAAAGTACTTTATCTATATATTGTCCATTGATATATATATCGAATTCATTCTTGGTTGCAACTGTTAGATTGACTGGATTTATTGCAGGAGCTGCAGGTACTGTAATTGTATCTGTGTCTACAAATGTTCCTGTCTGATCTGTTAAATTAAGAAGGTATGATAGTGTGTCTGCATCGATTGTCGTTGTCCCACTACCTCCTCCACCTGATACAATTACTGAATTTCCGGATATAATACTTTGTTGTGCGTCTATTAATTGTTGTGGAACAATTGTAGTATCAAATATATTTGTGTCTGTGTCGATAACTGTTGCCCATGATAATTTTTTTATTGAAAATCTTTTTTGTACTACAGATTGCCTATACTCTTGTTCTGCCATCAGTGTCCCGTTAACTAATAATGGTATTGTACATCTTACTAGCCTATCTTCTCCTACAGTGTTAATAGTTTCAAAACTCATATCTTGTATAAATGTTCTATATTTATTAAATTCATTGCCCCAAGCAAATGTTCCATATGGCATAATTTGTTCTACCAAATCATTCATTTGTGTCGTAAAATCTGTCCAAATCATTATATCATAATTAACATCTATATATTCTGGAATATTTATTGCGTATAATTCTTGTGAACTGATGGGCTCATTTATTGGTAACGGAAATAACTCATCTTGGTATCTATTTCTTTTATTATATTTTTGTTTATATATAATTTGATTTCCTGATACGTGTCTATTAACATCTAATTTTTTTAATTCATCTCTCTCTGTTAATGAATTTCTTTTTAATACAATTATAGGAGATTGTAACATTCCTTTTTGATCTCGCAAATATCCCAATCTTCTTACATTATCCCACTTTTCTCCATTTGCAAATATAACAGGAACTTCTATTAATTCTCCATTTGCCTCAACTTGTGGTTGTATTTGATTTTCTATAAACCACTTAATTGCATAATCAATGTCATACACTGTACGCTTTGGTGTTCGAACTACGTCGTCATCTCTTCGTACTTGATTTGCTCTATTAAATATAGGATCTGGTCTAACCGATTCACTATTTTTTAATTCAGGTTTATTAGTTTTCCTGTCGATATTTTGTCTTCGCTCTCTTGGCATTAAAATCCTTTATATGATTTATCATCTTTTGCATTACCAAATCGCATTTTTCTAATATTTGTCGGAGTTTGTCTAGTTACATGGCTATCACACAATACTGATACGCTATAACCAAATTTATCACCATTTGGCCAAGTCTTTGGGTTCTTTCCTACAAAATATTCATTTGCGTCAACATTATCAATTTGATAATATTCTGCATCCCATTTAATTACATCTCCTGCTTCTGGATAAAAGTCTGCTCGTTCTAATATGTCTCTAGATATTCCGAATTGTGCAGTTCTGGTATAACTATGTCCATAATCATCCATAGTACCTGTTTTGCCTTCTTTAGTAATAAGTGCTGGAATTAATATTGAGTCGTAATATGCCTTGGAGGTAGATTCTCCATATATATTTGAGTTAGATTGCTCTATTATTAATTTGTAGAATTCAATTTCAGTATCAACTATCGCATTTAATAGTTCTGCGTTAATCGATGCTAAAAATTTTGCATCCCGCTGTGTTCCGAATAAAGCCATTCATTATCCTATATAAATCTTAGTTGGTACTTTTGACAAAATTTCGTTCATTGCCTCATTCTCTGCTTGTTGTCTTGTCATCATACTTTCTTTTGTCATTTTTTCCAAAAATTCTCTTAATTGAGTTATGAGTGCATCTTTTTCTGATGTTCCTTGTGATATCAATTCTGGGCCATTTAATGTAACTTCTGCATTTGGGATTGGCACCGTAGAATACTTTCCTCTAACGTAACCTAACATTTCTTTTGTTAATGCCAATGCATATTTTATAATCCAAGCACGCCCCATATCATTAATTTTACTATATTTTTGATACGTATATGGTATATTTGATACATCAGATACTACCCCAGTTAACGCCGCAGTATTTCCAAATAAAATTGCATCGTTTGCTTTTCTTTCTTCAAATATAAATTCAAACCAAACATTATCATAATATGGTGTTGCGGCTGTTCCTTGTGTGCCTGGAACTGGATATAATCTTATATCATCGCCATGTAATTCAAATGAAAAATGTGATTTTCGAATTCTATCATTAAATTCGATCGACTGTATTCTCAATAAATCTTGGTGAATTGGCATCATCATAAAATTAACTGATGGTGAAAATCCGCCAAAATCAAAAGAATCTAATAATTGTTGTGACCCCATGCCCGTACCTACAAATGGATCAAAATATCTAACAATCGCTGGTGGAACATTATGTAATACTCTTTTAACTTCAATTGAACTAGTATCTGATAGTGCTATTCCTAATGATTTAGATACTGCTGCCCTTATACTATACGACTGTACTCCATCTCGTACGTCGATTGATGCAGAAAACCATTTTAAATTCCCTCCAGAGTCTCCTTCGGTCCCATATGTTTTTGATAGCTTTGTAATATATGATAATGAGCCACCAACTAATGTATCTGAAAAACTGCCTTCTGATAAAAATTGAGATCCTGTATTAATTCCTAATGTATTTAATAAATTGTTAGCTATATTGACTTGGTTGACTTGATTTGAATATTCTATTACCGCAGATTCAAATGCCGTATAAAAGTTTATATCTATTAATTCGACATCCATAATTGGATATCCAACGTTGTTTGCTGCAAATACTGCGAAGCTGTCTGCTTGTTGTTGAAATAGCGCATCACTATCAAAAAAACCAAATGGAGTCTGTCCAGGGCTAAATGATGAGCTTCCGGGCCAGATTGGTTTATTTTCGCTGTAATCCATTTGTTTCCTCTTTTATATAAATATGTTTATTATTTTTGATTATTGCAATTTAGTTAATGTAGTTTCTAGCAATTGCATTTCTTCCAATGTTTCAATTTTTCCAATACACAATTTTCTAACTGCGTGAAATGATTGTCTAGGTGGATATGGTGTCATTAGTTTCATTGTAACTAACTCTGCTCCTTTACCTAAATCTTGTTCAATATGAACCATTAATACAAGCCGAATTGCTCGTATACGATCTAACACATCTACTAAATTTCCTTTATAACGAATTCGAACTTGCATTGAATATTTTGTTCTAGGTGCTGCCATTACTTTGTTTCCTATAATTCTTTTATATAAATATTAAAACAGTAAGAAAGGGATGACCTAAATCATCCCTTCCTAATTCAATTGTTAATTCTATAATTAATTAAATTTATTTATCTAACTATTAAAGAGTATTTAATCCAGCTACATAAACTTTACCATAGAACTCAGGTCTTACGATTTTCTTCGCATAACGAGTCATAACCCCTTTTCTAGGAGTGAAGTTTACAGGATCGTACACTAATGGAGTCATGATAAGTGGAACGTATGGAGAATAAACTGCTCCAGTTTCAAGGAACTGTGCTCCTCTATATCCCATAAGGATTACGTTTTCTTTCATGTATGGGTTCTTATAAACTGTGTATCTATTATTCATAGCACCAATTTTTTGAACACCAGCGGCAAATTCCATTTTGTCACCATCTGTGTCAGCAGCAAATCCAGGAATAGATTCAAGGATAGTTGCAACAGCAGGACTAGTAACTAAGAAATTCGCTCCACCTCTAAGTGTCTTTTGGTGAATTTGATTCGATACTTTTTGAAGTTTAGTACCAAGTGTCTGGAACCATTCTCCTTGAGTATTATAATATCCACCGCCAGTTCCTACAGGTTTGCCAATAAAGCTATTACTTGCAGCATCATAGAATTGATTAGACTCTGCTGACCAGAACTCAGTAGTAACTGCGCCATTGATAAGCATATCTAATATTTCAAGATCGATTTCCATCGATACATATTCACTTAACATTGAAGTTAATTCAGCTTCAGCGTCAATTGAGTGATAAGCATTCAAATCTTGAGCAAATTCAGGTGTCCAAACAGCCTTTAACTTTCTAGTCTTAGCAACGATTGGATCTGATTGCATTTCAAGATTCACTTCAGGAATATCAATATCTGTTCCTTCATTGATACCAAGATTAGTACCAGAACCTTTAAATGGATCTGCATCTTCGAAATCACCTCTGGTTATATCTGATGGTTGTCTATTATATGAACAAGTATATCCGCCTGCAGCTAATACTGCGCCAGATCCTGTTACAACAAACTCAATGTTTCCACCATTTAATCTAGTAAATGCTGGGAATTGAGTAAATGTTCCTGCTGATCCCGTAGATAATACAAATGATCTAACAGCTGTATCATCAAATCTAGCTAGAGATGTAGTTGGAAATGATATTACTTGATATTTAGTTCCAAAAGCTGCAACATCAGTAAATGTACTGTCATAATTAACAGATGCAGATGTTGCACTTGCTATAGTAGCAGTATCGCCTTGTAAATGTTCGTTAATAGAATAAGCAAATCTACCAGCGCCATAAAGACCGCCTGATGCTTCGCCTGCATCTGAAGTAACACCGAACATCGAGTTATCGGCATTTGGAGAACCAAATTTGTATGCATTAGATGTTCCACCTGTTGTGTCAAATCCAGGTTGTGCTGTTCCATATTTAAAGTCTAAGTAAAATACTAGACCTGATGGTAGATTCATTGGTTGTACAGAAACGAATTCTTTAGCAGCAAATTCTGCAAAAATTCTTCTTACCAATGGAAGAGCTACCCCTGCCCATTCTTCTGATCCCTCTGCGGTGCCAGTTCCTGACGATTCTCTTACCAGCTGTCTAGCTTGGTTTTCAAGAAGCTGCGCCATTCCTGCTCGCTCGGTTTCATTTTTTAGGCCTTCTAGAAGACCTGTTCTTTCCCATTTTGATACTAGCCCTTTGGCTTTGTTTCTCTGGGAAGGATTATTGTCTTCTAATAATGATGATATATTCATTATTTCTTTCCTTTTTTTAGTTAGGCAATAAACCAGCTAATTTCTTCCATCGATTAGCTAATTCATGTCCTTCGTTAATAATTTGTTTCGTTTTCTTACTCGGTGCAGTAGTTCCAGATGGTTTGGAAGCATAGCTTTCTTTTACCATTTTGCGCTTTTTAACAGGCACATTGAAACTTTCTGCTAATGTACTAAACACTAATTTTACTTCTCTAGTTGTTCCAGCTCTATCAAAATTTTCAATTACTTTCATTTTTTGATTTTCATTAAGCTCGAAGTTCCTAAATAATTTGTTAGTGTAAAGGAGCTTTGCATTTAAAAGATTGACTTCATTGATTGTGTGTCGAAGTGAATGAATCGTGTTATAAGCTTCTTCAAGCTCTTCTTTTGCTGATTCATCTACTGGTTCTTCTTCAATATCTAGTTCAGCAGCTTCAATATCATCATCTTCAGCAAGAATTGATTCAATGATTTCATCGATGTTAAAGGCTTCTTCTAAATCATTGTCTTCAATTTCAGCTTCTGTATCTTCTACTTGTTCATCACCAGGAACGGTTACATCTTCATTTAAGTCTTCTTCTAACTCTCTAATAATAGATTCAAGTTCCATATCATCAACAGGTGCTGGTACTTCTTCAGATGGTTCGATAATTTCTTCACCTGCGTCAAACTCTCCTTCAATTTCATCACCGCCTGCTGGCACTAATTCATATTGTTGTCCGCCTATCGTAATAGATGTATCATCTTCCATGCCTGCTTCGGCACCTAGATCACCTAATGGATCTTCTATTGGAGCTTCTCCGCCTAATTCGGCTTCTAAGTCCATTTCGCCGGCGCTTTCTAAGTTCGCAGTTGGTTCGTCGAATTCCATCGGCAGCTCTTCATCAAATTCAGCATATTCGTCTTCAGCTAATTTAGTTGATAACATTGATTGAATCCTTGGAGCAAAAGCTTCTTCTAATGCAATTTTTGCGTTTGCTAATGCGGTTTCTTTAACGGCCTTAGCGTCCGCAATCGCTTCTTTTAGCAAATCTGATTTTGCCATTTTTTTTCTCCTTAAATTTTTTTTTTTGGAAATAAGATTATTTGGAATCTTAATAGAATAATTAATTTTCGTGACGTTATATAGATTGATAACGTATTTACAATAAATATAGGGTAGTTTGAAAAAACAGTAAAAAAGCCCTAACATTTCTGCTAGGACTTAAATTTAAATTGATTTTGAATTATTCAGCTACAGGTTCTTCTGGTGCAGATTCTTCTGCGTCTGGCTCTGTTGCTTCAATTTTTAAAATCAATGTAGAATCCGTTACTTCAATAGATTCAACTTCAACTTCAACTCCTTCATTAAGAGTTGGTGCATCTGCGTCTGTTACACCCGCGTCTGCTTCTTGTGTATTACAAGCAACCATTGCTCCCAATACAAATAAAAATACTAGTTTTTTCATAATTTTACTTTTTTTTTTTTTGTTATTAATTAAATTTTTATACTATAATATAATAAATATTTTACACATATCCAACCTAATCGTCTGCGTGTAAGTCTTTTATTTTTTGGGTATATATTGCATCGATTTTTTGTTTTCTTCTCTTTACACTTGGTTTTAAAAACTCTCTTCCTTCTTTCAAGTTTACTAAAACATCGGAATCTTTTAATTTTCTTTTCCAAATCCTTAATGCAAAGTTAATATCTTTTTCTACGACTCTAGCACTGATGCCATGTCCTGGGGCTACTGATAGGTGTTGTTTTTGTTTTTTACTCATTCTTTGTTTTTTATTCATTATAACTTATTTTATACGATATCGTTTGTGGGTGGGGCAGGTGGTGGTGCTTGTGGTTGTTGTGGTGCTTGTGGTTGTGTAGGTTGTCCTGTAGTAAATTTAAATCTTGCTACTTCTGGTAGCTGACTTATAAATCCTTGGATTCTTTGTGATTCTTTTCCTGGGTCTTCTCCTAACCTAAAATGAAAGAATCCTAATCCTTTTGCATCATTAAATTGTGTTCTAATAATATGCATTTTCTTTTTTGCTGCAAATTGTTGTATGTCTTTTCTTACATCAATTGCTGTTGCTGGATTATGTAATTGGTAAACTACACCTCCTCTATAATCGGTCATATGATTTAATAAATCTGCTTCTTCTAGTTCTGGCGATTCATTTATTTTCTTAAACCCGAAAAATTTTCTATACATATCATTAACATTTGACATTCTTCTTACCTTTTATATAATATAATAAATTTTTTTCAACAATCCTAGGAATCCATTTCAAAATATCGATTTAATCCTCTTCCAATATCTTCAAATGCAGCTTCAAATCTTTCTCTTAATACTGACATTTCTTGTGCTGTCTTTTCGAATACTTTATATGAATTTGCTATTTCTTTCATGTTTCTGTTAACAGTCATTCCATCAAACCAATCTCCTTCTGAAAGTGTTACTTGGTTTGCTGTTTCAACCATATATTTTACCTTTTCACACAATTCTTTTAAATTGGTTTTTCCATATACGCCTTCTCCTAATTGAGAAAAGCCTCGAATTGCTTCCATAAAAGCTTTTTTCTGTTCTTTGGTTACCTGTACAGGTTCGCTTTCTAATGCTTCCATTAACGCTCTAATATTCATAATTATATCCTACATTTTCCATCATCACAAAGTATTGAAGTTATAATTTCATGTACTCTGTCATATTTGTTTATTACATTCATTTTATTTGCCGACTCAAACATTGGTTGCATAAATGCTCCTGTAGTCGACGGATTAGATACAAAGTCCCAACATATTAATTCAAAGTCTTCTTGAACTTCAACTGCTGATTCTTTATATAATTCTTTTACACTTCCTAAACCTCTACTAGATATTCCTAATGTTATCCCTGATTTAAATAGTGATTTTAATATATTTCCTGCGGGAGTATCTAATACTTGTACTGCTCCTTTAAGACTATCGCCATCCCACCATATTTTTAAAACATTGTGAGATACATTATTTAAATTAACAATTGATGATTCAGGATGATCTAATTCTCCTAATGCTCTATTTTGATCAATATATTCTTTTTGATATCTTACGCACTCTCTAGCTAAAATATTTTTTGGGTATATTCTTCCATTCTGGTTTTTTGCTCCAGCTCTTTGTAATACCCCTTGAACTACCATTCCACCAGGTATGCCGAATTTTGCTCCGTCTGCCTCGGTTAGTGGCGAAAGTGGTTTAAATGGCATATATTCTACTAACAATGATTTAGACATCTTATTCTCCTAATCTTCTAACACGTTCAGAAATCTTTAATAATCGTTCTGAAATCTTATTTAATGCTGTGTGAGTAGACTTTCCATATTCGGCCCTTGTCATTCCTGATTCGTTTTTTAATCTACCTGTATAATTTATTAATTGTTCAATTTCTTGTAATTTTTTAGCTACTTCCCTGATAGTAGTATTTACTGTTCTGGATGGCGATGCTTTTGAGCCATTACCCATTGCAAATTTAGAATATGATTCAATTAGCTTCTCATATTTCTTATCCATTGCTTCGGAAACAGATGCCCATTTATAATCTCGTTTCTTCTTCCCAAATGCCTTTGGGGTCATATATGAACCTGCCCCTCCGGATGTTGATGCTTCTTCTATATCTTCTTCTGTTATATTAATTTTTTGAGTTGGGTCTTTTTTTTCTAAATCACTTACTGTTTCTTCCCAATCAGGATCTCCTCCCTTTGATACAGTAATTACTTCATCTATACATATACATTCATGCATACCACATTCTTCACACAGTTCTGCTTCATTAACAGTTTTAAATTTTTTTTCTATTTCAGTTAAAAAGGATTTCATTTTATATTTGCCTCTTTTAATTCTTTAATTAAATCAAAATATCTTAATAATGATAATACATGAGATTCTTTAATAGTTTTAATTGTCTTAACATTACAAAGCATTTCTGATAATTTGTCTACTTTAATTTTTGTTACTTTGTCATCTATTAATTTAATATGTTCTTTTAATTGTTTTTTAATAACTGGAATAACTTTATTGATATATTCCTTTAAAGACTCAGTATCATTAACGTGTGTAATATAATGATTAAGCAAATTCTTTTGAGATTCATTTAACCCAGAATATTTTTGATTAAATTTATCAACTAATAATTTATATGTTAATAATCGAACATCTTTGTGTTGATTTTTAAATGTTTCTAATACAGTATCTTTTTTCGGAGTATTTACATTTCCAATTAAAATATGTTCTATAATTACATCTTTACATTCTAATATTTGTTTAGGATTACGTGATTCATCATATTCAAATAATTTATATATCGAAGCAATTTGTTTATAATTATTAATCCTAATTTTTGACATTTTATCAAAAATAAAATTGTTTGATATTTCTTTTACTAAATTATACCGTTGTCTTTTAATTAAAGATTTATTTAATTTATTGTGTGTATCTTTACAAGACCTAATAAAATCTAATGCTCTTGCTTCTGACTTAAATTGTTCTTTTATTAATGAATTATATAATTGTAGTTCTTTTGACATCTCTGTATTTTTTCCGAAATACTTTTTAATTATATCAATTGTCACCGACTTATCTGAAGTCAATGATTCGGATGTTAATTTCCTTACTAAAATTTCGAATAATATTGCCGTATTCTTATATTTAGAATGTTTTAGTTTTTTCATATCGAAACAAAGTTCCTTTACATATAAATATCGTGTTAATTATAAAATATTGTCTTCATCTAACATTGTGCCGGAATCTACATCTTTATTTTGGTTTTCTGTTATAATCTTTGAACTTCTGGGTCTTAAATGGTTTAAAATATCAGCATTTTCTGTTGCTACAGTTGTTCGTGTATTTCTAAATCTAGGATCAGGCTGGAATGTGGTTGAAAAGTTTTTAGGATTGGTGCCTTGCTTAATTGTTTTAGCACCAGTCGGATCCCAGCCAAATTCATTTTTATGCTGTCCATATTTAATTCCCTCGGGCGGTCTTCCACCTTGATCTTTTTCTTCTACATCGTCAGAACTCATATGAATTGATGCTAAATCGTGTGGGGTTCCAAATGATGTTCCTGTTAATGTTGGGTCGTTGCCTTCTTGTTCAATTTGGTTTTGTCTGAATCTTAATTTAAGATCTTCAATTACATTATTACGTTCTTCAAGCCATTCATCTTCAGACATATTAAAAATATATTCATATATGTATTTATCAGAAACTAATTTAGAATCTTTCATCGATGTTGCTAATGTCATTTTTTCAGTCATTAATGCAACTTTTTGTTGATCATAAATTATTGATGGAGGAGTCAATTCTAATTCAAATCCTATTAAATCGTCTCCTTCGAATCCTTGCGAATATAAATGTACTATTCCAATTTTAACTAATTCTGAAACTACTATTTTTTGAATTCTTTCAATTGTTCTTGCAAATCTAATATCCATTGATGCCAATGTAGTTTTGCCTTCAACTCCCTCATCATATCCCAGGAATGGTTTAGGAATTTTTAATGCTGCCATCATTTTGTGTTTTACGTATTCAATGTCATCGATGCCGGTGAACTCCATTCCTGGTAGTGTATCTATTGTTGTTTGACTATTGCCTCCCCGCACAGGTAAGTAGTAATCTTCTAACATGTTATTTAAATTAAATTTAAGATTATAGTTACCGGTTTGTTTATCAACATATGGAATTTTTTTCATTTTATTAATAATTGTTTCCATAAATGAATCAACTTCATTTGGTGGAATATTGCCAATATCAATTTTAAAAATACGTTTTTCTGGTGCTCTCATTATTCTGTGAATAAGCATTGCATCTTCTAACATCATTAATTTTTGAAATTCTTGTCTCGCGCCTTCTAACATAGACCTGCCGTACGGGAGAAAGTTTGAATCTGATAATAGCCTGAAATGTGCTATCTCAAATACATCATATTCTATATGCTCAGTTGCTGCGTGCCTAAATTTAATATCATATTCGCCCAACGTTTCATCATATTGCTCCAATCTTTCAATTTCATAAGTAGAAAGTGGGCGTGCATTTAAAATTCCTATTTCTTCGGCAACATCTAATTTTAAAAAGAAATCTCCATACTTACACATATTACGAATCCATGGCCACATATTGAATTCAATGTTTAATATGTCATAATATAAATTGTATAATATTTTTTGTATATGAGTTTTATTTGTTTTAATAGTTAATATATCACCAAATTGATCTGCTAAAGTTGATTCATCGGAGTATATGTCTAATGCAGATGATATTATTGGATCTTTATCCATCATCTCATAATCGGTATACAATTGCATCCGATTCTGTTGCATGTAGTAATTCGAATCATATCCGCCATAACCACCCATATTATGTTTAGTTGTGCCGTGTAATCGATTGTATCTATCCGTTAATTTGCTTTGTGATAAATTCCCCAATGACTGTAATCTGTTAGTATCGACTACTTTTAGTCGATCCTTTCCATACTTACGTACTACTACATTGGTAGAAAATAAATTCTTTAAACGTTTTCTTAATGATGCCATTGTTTTCTTTTTTTATATAAATATATCTTATTACAGAAGCCAGGTTAAATCTTCGTCTTCTGAACCATTATTCCACTTCCAACTATCGTTTTCATTAGAATTATTATTTGTGTAAATTGTATTATCTGTTTTTCTAAATTGTGATAAAGCTCTTTTATTCAACTCAATTCCGTGTTGTCTTAATTTTAAACTTGTATCTCGTAACCACAAACCTATTGCATAACTCATTACTAAATCGTCATTGTAGCCAATTTGTGCTTGTGCTTTACCATTAAGCCAAACAAATACAAATAATTCCTGAATGAGTCGTTTTGATTTAATAATCGGTGTTCCTTCTCTCATATACATTTCTAATGCAGATATCATTAATGGCCTGGTTCTACTTGTGGTTGACACTCCAGGAACCATTTTTGTTTTATCTTTTATGTCATATCCTTTTTGTAATTGAACTTCTAAATCTACATATCCTTCTGTTTTATATGTGTAAAATAAATTTTCATAGTTTCTATCTAATGCTGGTTGTACTGCTGCCCAACCTATATTTGCATTTTCAATTGCTAATAATGCATTATTCCATTCAGTTGCAACTGATACTAACATGTTACCAAAATCCTTAGGTGGTAGCTTTCCTTTATACTCTGCTACCTGTGTTATAGTTTGAACATCTATTACATGAAATGCAGACCAATCTGATGCATCACCCCGTGCTACATCAGCTACGACTATATAATTTTTTGTATAATCTGGGTAGTCCCAGATCCAATATCCATTATCGTACCCTCGTTTTTCAACTGGGTCTTCGCATTTTAATTCGTATTGTTGCAATATTAATCCATCTACTACAGTGTGTCCTGATGATATAAAATCGCAATCACACTCTTGTGCTGCTCCTCTTTCGCCTAATAGTTTTGTTTGCTCGAGTCTCCATTCTTGGTCTCGGTCTGGGTGTAAGTCCCAATGAAGTTTTATTGTTTTAAACCCATTTACTCCAGATTCGGCATCACTCCATATTTGATGAAACCAATTTCCTAATCCATTTGGAGTAGATAATACAATTGCACCACCACCTGTTGATAGTGTAGCCTGGGATGCTATCCATATTTCTTCAATGTTTCTAATAAATGCGGCTTCATCAACTATTAATAAAGATAACGCTTCTGATCGTGCTCCTGTAGATGCACTTGATATTGCTTTTATTTCCGAACCATTTTTGAATTTTAATGATAATTTATTGTTTGTAGTTATGACAACTTTTAGCCAACTAGGCAAATTTTCATTCATTATTTGAACTTTGCTTACTAAGTTTTTTGCTACATCTTGTGTTGTTGCTATAACTAAAACATTGAATTCTTCATTAAATAACATACACCAAAGTGCATATCCGGCTGTTAATGTTGAAATTCCTAGCTGTCTAGATTTGAGTATTACATTGTATCGACTGTCTCTTAAATCTGATAGTGTTTCTTCTTGAAAGTCATATAAATCAAATTTGATTTTTCCTTTTAAAGGATGTTGGATATAACAAAACTGCCTCATAAAGTATACCGGGTCGGTAGCACACTTTACATACTGTTCTTGAATTATTTCTTTTATATTTTTCTGAGCCATATTATTGAACCACTTCTACAATTAACTTTCCGGTCAATACCGTAGTTAATATACCAGCGCCAAACCAAATGATTTTGCTATCATACCATTTTGGTTTTATAAGTTCTTCTCGTTCAATATATAAATCAATGTTACTGTTTAGTAAATCAATTTGTTGTTGATAATATAATTTTTGTAATGAATCTAATTTATTTAAATGTTCTAAACTATATATTAAATTATCTTGTTTTATTATAATATCATTGTTAACAGAATCTAAATAATATAATGAATCTAATGTTTCAGATATATCATGTATTTGTTCTTCTGTAAAACAAGTATCAACAGTTTGTGTAAACGAAAAAACTGGTAATAATAATAATATAATAAAAATTTTTTTCATTTCCGAGTTTTTTTGATTATATTTTCCTTAGCACCTATAGTTGTTCTTTTTGGTACAATAATATCATCTTTATTCTTTTTTGTTTCTGTTAAGTCTTCTTTTTGTTCTTTAATATCATCTTTTATTTCAGCTTCTTCTTTTTTAATTCGTTCTAATTTTCCTGCTAATTTATCAATTTTTGAATTATTTTTATCAATCTCTTCTTCTGTTTTATCTAATTTATTTGCAGTTATTTTTCTAGAAATTAGAAATATTACTCCAAATAGTGCAACAATTGCTCCTACAATTATTTTCCAATATTTTTTAATCGTCTTCATTTTCTTCTTTATTTAAATTTTCTAAAAATTCTTTTTTGAATTCATTAAATTGTTCTTGTACCTTTTCTTCAAACTCTTCTGGAGTCATTTTTGCTGCCCATGTCTCTGTTAAGCCATCTGCATTAGTAACCAATGTACTAGCTTCAGTATACGCTTTTTTTAACATATTAACATCATCTTCTGCTTTTTTTATCCAAGCAACTGCATTATTTTTTATTCTATTTTTTTCATACTCATCATATTTTCCTTCAATGCGCAACTGATGTTCCATTTCGATGACACAGTCAAAACATTTTCCATGATATACACGCATCTTGTTGTCTAATCGATTTGGAGTTTTACATGTACATGTATCTTTAGGACAATTTGGAAATGAATTTAAATATTTTTTAATGTCAGCTGAAATTGAATTTTTTGGTTTTTTTACACGAAATCCATTTTTTTGTTCAATAACATAAATAGTACCGTTTGCATTTGTTTCTTCCCAAATATCACCAACTTCGTGTTTTTTATTTAATTCTGCTTTTTGTTTTGCGTCTGTAAATCCATGGGTTTTTTTTGTTTGAAATGCATGATTGCCTTCAAGCATTTGTTTCACTGCTTTTATATTTTGTAACTTTTTTGACATATAATCCTTTTTATAATTTTGATAGAGCTCGGTCTACTACTCTTTTTAATAAACCAATTTTTCCAATTTTTTGTTTTCTGTCATCTTCTGCTGTAATTTTTTGTACTACATTCATAATCATTTTTACTTGTTGTACTATATTTGGTTTTTGTTGTACTGCCAATACGAAATTGTTAATACGAGAGTCTCCCTGTTGTCCGTCTCCGTCTGGATCATTTGGGTCTCCCTGTGTTTCTTCACCTTCGGGTGGAGCTTCGGGTGCAGGAGCTTCGGGTGGAGCTTCGGGTGGAGCTTCGGGTGCAGGAGCTTCGGGTGCAGGTGCTTCGGGTGCAGGTGCTTCGGGTGGAGCTTCGGGTGCAGGTGCGTCTGCAGGTATTGCTGGTGCTTCTGGTGCAGGGGGTGGTTCGGGTGTATCCGCTAGCGGTTCTTCTTCTGTAGGCTGTTCTACTACTTTTGACAATTCCGATTCCATTATAAATGATTGAATTTTTTTACGTACTATTTCCCTAACTAATTTTTCTTTTTGTTCTTTAGTTAATTTTTTTATTTTTGACATATAGCCACCATCTATTTTTGACATTGTTTCAATATAATCCTTTGCATCTGCTTCTACATTTTTATCAAATGTTTTTAATGCGTGTTTAGCCATCTTAGGATCTCCGTCTTGCATATCTTTTATTGGATATGCTCTATCAGAATCTTTTACATCATAAACCATATTTTCAGAATCGCCTATATCTGAATATTTAATTTTTCTAGGAACATCTGGTTGTGGTTCGCCTGATGCGTCTAATACCATATTTTCGGTCTCTTTTCCCTCATAATCTTTTAGATCTTTTCTGGGTTTATGTTTTTTATTTTCTGGTTTTTTATACTTTTTAGCCATAGCTATTGCCTTATTTTTAATATAAATATTATCTAGAATACTTTACAATGTTTAATATCTGATTTATTGGGGCGAATGAGCCTGTTAGCTTATAAGTATTGCCTCCATATGTGAATACTAATCCTTCTATAGGAACAATTTTTTCAAATCCTCCAAGTCGTTGAATTTTTTGTAAATGAGTTTTCATTAACTCTAATTTTCTTAAATCATTTGTCGATCGTAACTCTCGAATTACAGATGCTAAATCACTTCGTATTTGTTGTGCAGATTCTTTTGGATTTGCAGCTAACATACTAGATACGCCTTTTAATACCTCTGCACCTAATTTTAAAAATATAGATTCAAATGGTTCCATATTTTGTTTTTGGTATTGTTTAAAATCTTTTTGATCAAAATTTACTACCCATTCTGAAAATTCTGGGCTATCGATTTGTTTTATTACATTTGTAATTCGTGGATTTTTAATATTAAATGCCCACCTATTTACTAATATGTCTAATACATCATCTGTAATTTCATATCCTAATTCGATTGCTTTATCTCGTATTACATCTCTCCACCATCCTTTATGATATTCAGCTACTGTGTCTCTATCTTTTAATTCATATTGATTTTTTAATTGATCTACCTCGTTAAATAATGCATCTTGATAATCTTCAAAATCTTCTAATTGTCCAACTTTAATTTTATTTGGTGGAATTAAATTAAACGTTTTTTGCATATGAGCATTTGCAGATTCGACTGCTTTTTGTATCACATTTGCGCCTGTCATATCAGTTTGGATTACATTTCCTTTGTCGTCAAATTCTTGTAAATTATGAAATTGTAATGCTGCAATGTCATATGAAATAACATTTTTAGTATCTGGATATATTATTTCCATATTTGCGAATACACGACCGTTTTGGAATATACTTTGTATTGTTTCTGAATTAACTTGTGAAAATGCAGATGATAGGTCATTCCCTGCTTCTTTGAATGCAGTTGTTAATTCTCCACGACCAGAAAATTTCGTAGCTAATTCTTCAGCAGTTAATGGATTGACCCTTTCTCCTTTATTTCTAGCAAATTTAACTTGGCCATCTTTAACTGTTACAAATATATTTAGCCCGTCAGTCTTTTCTGTTACAGAAGATTCTATATCTAATCTTCCTTGTAATGCTCTTGCAATCATTTCTTTCATATCAGCAAATGATAAATCGTGGCGATCATATGGATGGTCCATATGACCTGCGAGGCCACCTTCCGTTAAATGTTTAGTTCCAAATACTGTTTTAGGAAATTTATTAAAATCATAAACAAATCCTTTATTATCATCTTTATCTAAATATTTTCTTAATTTGCTTATTTTTTGAATGTGTGCTTTAGCTCCTTTTGGAGTTTCATATCCTTCTGCTAGTTCAACATCAATTTTTATATCTGGATATTTTAATTCTAGGCCATTTACTGCTGCTACATTTTTTGCCGAATCATCTATAAAATAAATGTCGTCATACCCTTTTTTTATTTGATCTTCTATCCACCTAGCCTTGTCCATTGGATCAGCTGACCCTAATGCTACGACATAAACATTTTTTATTCCATGTTCTTTTTCCAACCAACGCTTAACTGGGTATCCGATTGATCTGGCAGTTAATATAGTTGTCTTTGCTCCCCTATCAGCTTGTGCTTTTTTAAATGCTTCAACATTTTGTGTTATTGGAGTTGCTTGTTTTATAATTTTATCAAAATCTCTGAAATCAAAGTCATCTCCTGGCAATGGTTCATATACTGCAAAATCTGCAGGCGATAATTCTGAATTTGTTCCGTCACTATGTTTTACATATATAGTAGCATTCATTTTGCCTAATGTATCATCAAAATCAAATACTCTTAATCTTTTGCCTGTTCTTAATTCTGTAAACATTTGTTTTGCATCTTCAAGTAATTCATTTACCCACCATTCTTTTGTAAGAACAGGCTCGTGTTTAGCCTCTACCCATAACGTAGCTGTTTGAGGAGAACCAATTACTTTTCTAATTTCTTCATTTGAGTCTGATTGAATTACATTGTCTAAGTCGTCATATTTCCAATGGGCTTGGTTGTCGCCTTTTCTATATCCATATGTGTAATTATCTGGACCATCTTCGACTATATTGTCTGGATGTAAATTTTTATAATTTTCAACAAATTTATTATATTCTTGACCTATTAATGGCATCTGTGTAGAAAAATTTTCTTTTGGTTTTATACCTGCACTTTTTTGTACTCTGGCTTCTGCTTCATCGCCAAATTCATCTCCAAATGTAGATTCGCCACCCAATAGTTGCCATACATTTTTTACTATGGCATCTGAGTAATTTGGATAGCTGGCTTTAAATTTTGCTAACTCTCCGGAATTTATTGTAGATATAGTTGAGTCTGCAGATATAGGTTCTCCGTTTGGATATGTTAATGGATCTACATTTACCATTAATTCTATAGCATCAACTCCTTGTGGAACTTTATTTCCTTTTTTGTCTGGATTAATTTTATATTTATCAACTGATCCAATAAAGTGTTTTATTCGTACATAGTCTTTATCTTTATTAGCAGCGGCTAGTGCAAATTTTCCGACAGTGTCTTTTGGCATTGTAAGTAAATAATCAAATGCTGACGATAATGGAGAATTTAATCTAGAATATATTAATTCTATTTTTTTATTTCTATTTAATAAATTGAATATTTGTTTGGATTGCTCTCTTGTTACTCCGTGTCTTGCTTTTGGTCCAATAAACATTAAAACTTTGTCGACATTAGGGTTTTGTGCATATCGTTGGGCAAGAGCCATATGAGCTCCTGTGATTGGCTTAAATCCTCCTGGAAATAATACTGTTACTTTATCCATTTTTATTCTTTATTATAAATATTACGTTAAATATTATACCAATTGTTTATGGGGGTGCTGGTAAGTCTGGTATGTCATCGGCTGGTGCCAGTATAGCCCCACCTACAGATCTGCTAGTTCTATATACAAAGCTTTTAAATGTGATAGTACCTGGCCGAGAAGGGCTAATGAATATAACTGAATATATTCGTACGTATTTTCCTTGCCGCTTTTCTATTGTAATATTACCATTATTTATAAGTTCCCATGTGTGTGTAAGTGATCTGGTGGCGGAGGGCATGGTACCACCGCCAACAAATTTTTTCTGGCTGAACATCTGGTGATCTGACCAAGTGTCATACGTATCCGCTGAACTAGTAGCAATATAATGGTTCATCCATATAGTTCCAGTTCCTAGCCCGGTGTTAATGTGTTTTGCGGTATATGATACTTGCATTCTACTCTCACCTGGTAATATAAATGTTTCAAATACAGATGCAGTGTGTGCATTTACCTCTCCAAATATTGTCGAAGTGTCAACCGTTTGTTCTACTCCACCATCGTAATAAACAACTCGTCCTAAATTTTTTCCATCTAAAAATGCGTTATTAGAATCAAATAAAACATTGCTTCCGCTTATTGCTAAAAACCCAGACGCTGTTATATTTCCAGCTGGGGTGATATGGTATCCAGATGATGATATTTCTAATTGACCATTTGATCCACTAATAAATTGTGCTGCTGGATTACCAAGAAAAAATGTTTCTGTATGTACATCTAATATACTAGGATTTGTTCTAAATCTAAAATAGTTATTTGCATCAGATACTAATTCTAAACCAACACCTTCATATGTTGTTTCTGATTGATTTGGCAATGCAGATCCTGAGAATAATAAGAATCCACTTGCTCCAGATCCTGTTGCTTGATTAAATCCTCCATATGGTAGTGAACGAATAAATCCTGTATCTTTTAATCCGGAAATATCTATGCCCGATTCTAATGTATCAGCTACATATAATGAACCAGTAAGCATTGAAAATGCTCCGTCAATATATCTATTTCCGCCTTCCCAGGTTTTATTGTTAACATAACTAATTGTTTTACTTCTATCTCCA